CGGACCGTCGACCTCCCGGACGCCGCCAAGGAAGCCATCGTGGCCCGGGCGACGGCCAACCCGCCCATCAAGGACGGGGCCCTCGATGCCGACGCGCTCAAGGTCGCGCTGACCGCGGAGGCCGGCCGCGAGGCCGAGTACATCGCGAAGCTGACCGGCAAGGGCGAGGTCCGGAACATGGGCTCCGGCGGCTCCGCGGCGGGCACCACCACCGCGCCACAGACCACGGAGGCGCTGACAGGCGCCCTACAGCGGCTCGGCATGTCGGAGTCGGCCGCCAAGGTCGCTGCGGCCGGTCGCGGTCACTAGGCCCGACGTAGAGCGCACCAGGAGGGCATGACCAAGTGGCAGGCAACATCATCTTCGAGGACGGGAACCAGCTCAAGCTCGCTGTCCCGGCCGGAGTCGTCTCCGGCGACCCGCTGACGTTCGGCAACCAGCCGTGCGTGGCCCTGACCAGCCGCGACAGCGACGGCAACGCGACCGTGAAGTTCGACGGCGTGGCCCTGCTGGAGCTAGCCAACGCGGTGGCTGAGGACGCCGTTTACATCGACCCATCCGCGCTCACGCTCACGCTGACCGATACGGCATCCACCGTCTTCTTCGGGACCTGCATCAACGATGCCGACGCCGATGACATGGTGCGCGTCCGGATCGGCGGCATCGAGCCGGGCAGCGGTTCGTAACCCGACCAGCGCGACAAGGAGGGTTACACGCACATGGAGTTCCTAGAGACTCTCGAAACGATCCGAGCGGATCAGGCCAGCGTCGGCCGACTGTTCGGCGGGGAGGGCACCCGGGTCCGCTCGCGCGCCGCCGACCCGGCCTATCAGGCCGCACTCGTGGAGGCCGCGACGTTCTACGGCGATGTCCTCGCCGGCTCCCGCCGGTCATGGCAACTCCAGGAGGCCATGACCACCGACGACTTCCCCATCCTGTTCGGCGATATCCTCGACCGGCAGATGCTCGGCGAGTACCGCGAACTGGTCCCGTCGTGGGAGGCCGTCGCTCGCCGCCGCGTGGTCAGGGACTTCCGGGGCGTCAAGCTCTTCAAGCCTGTCACCGGACTCGGTGGCCGACTGGAGGAGGTCGGGCAGTCTGCGGAGTACCCGCAGGCCGTCGTGTCCGAGCAGGACACCCAGACGATCACGGTCGCGAAGTTCGGCAAGCGGGTGCCGCTCTCGTGGGAGACGATCATCAACGATGACCTCGATCAGATGTCATCGATCCCCCGTCGGATGGCCACGATGGCTCGGCGCACCGAGTCCTACATGGCCACCGAGCTATACATCGACGTGAACGGCCCACACGCGTCGCTGTACACGGTCGGCAACGCCAACATCGTCAACCAGACGAACGCGCCGGGCTACGTCGGCGCGGCCATCAACCCGGCGCTGTCCATCGCGTCGCTCGGGCAGGCACTCTTCGTCCTGTCCCGGCAGGTCGATGAGGACGACAACCCGATCGAGAACGAGGCCGCCGTCCTCGTGGTCCCTCCGGCCCTGGAGGTCATCGCCAACAACATCATGAACGCGACCGCCATCGAGGTGAACACCGATGGCGGCACCCTGGCCGGGCTGGCGAACAGCTCGGGTGTGGAGCGTCGGCTGCTGGTGGCGAACTGGATGGCCCGCCGGCTCCGCGTCGTCGTCAACCCCCTGATCCCGCTGGTCGCATCGAGCGCCAACGGCAACACGTCCTGGTTCGTCTTCAAGACGCCGGCCGAGGACCGTGAGGCCCTCGTGATGGCGTTCCTCCGCGGCTGGGAGCAGCCGGCCATCTTCATCAAGTCGGCGAACGCGCGCCGGCTCGGCGGAGGCGAGGTCGACCCGCTGGATGGCGACTTCGACACGGACAGCGTGGCCTACAAGGTCCGCCACGTCCTCGGATCGGCGCGAGTCGACCCGAAGGCCACGGTCGGCTCGAACGGCTCGGGCGCGTAAGCCCTCACCAAGCCTTCGCTGGGCGTACGGTGCCCGCACGGTCTACCTCTCGGCCGGGCGGGCACTGGCGCGTCCATGAGAGGATGAGTGCATGACCTGGACACTCGATCGCACGACGGATATCGGTCGGGTCCGGGTGCTCGTGACCGGCGAGTCGACGGAGGCCACCCATGTCTTCGAGGATGAGGACATCGAGGTACTCCTTGACATCGAGGCGACGGTGCTGGAGGCCGCGGCCCTCGGGCTGGAGCGCATCGCCGGCGACAACGCCCTACTCCTTCGTAAGGTCCGCGACGCTGACGCGACCGCCGATGTCCTACTGGGCGGGGCGATGGACCTATCCGTGGGCTCGATCAAGCTGTCAGCCAAAGGCGCTGCCGAGGCATTCCTGATGCTCGCGGCCCGCTACCGCGCCGCGGCCGCCGAGTCGGGCGCCGGCGTGGCCGATGACTTCCTCTGGGCCGGGATGGTCCTCGATGAGCGAAGCTGGGCCGATACCGTGTGGGCCGACATCCTCCGGACGCAAGACTGATGCCGGCCATCGACCTGCGGGCGGTCCTCGCGCCTGTCGTCTCGATCGTCGCCGATACCGTGTTCCCCGATGTCATCGCCATCGAGCGCCCGGTCCGGGTGGTCGACTCGACGGGGGACCCGCACGACACCTACGAGCCGATCGAGGACGGCGAGGACATCCCGGCACTGATCGAGCCGCTGAACGCGCGGACCGCGGTCTACTTCACCGGCATACCCATCCAGCGGACGGACGTGACGATCATGCTGCCGGGCGATCGCGACGTGCGCCAGGAGTACCGCATCCGGGCGAGCTACGAGCCGCCGGCCGACCCTGACGCCCGGGCGGGCGATCGCTGGGACGTGGTAGGCGTCGCGCGCGATCCGGCGCGGGTGACGACGATGATCCTCGGCCGCCGGACCGTGCCCGGCACGCCCGCCGATGAGGCGGGGTCCTGATGGCCGCGGCCCGCCGCGACTCGCGCGGGCGCTTCGCCTCCGGACGCTCGCGTACCGCGATGGCGCACGTGACCTCGATCGAGGGCATGGAGAGGCTCGACCGCGCCCTGATGGTCCTCCGTGACCTCGGGGCCGAGGCGATGACCGCAGAGATCGGCACCGACCTGGCCGACCCGCCATACCCGTTCTACCTCGAATACGGGACCTCGAAGATGCCGGCCTACCCGTCCGCCCGGCCGGCCTTCGATGAGATGAAGGACACCGCCATCGCCACCACGGGGGACGTGCTCGGGCAGCTTGTCGTGGCCGCCACGACCAGGGGGACATCGCCGCGCGGGATCGTGAGCACCGGGCTGACCGAGGGCTCACGCCCGGTACAGAACCGCTGGACCGAGCTTGCACGCTTCCAGTTGGGCACCTATAAGCGGAGCATCCACACCGAAGTCCGGGACGGCCTACCGTGAGCATGGCCTCGGACCTCTATGCTCGGCTGACCGCGATCGCGCCGCTGCCCGGTGGCTGGCATCCCCTCCGCATCCCGGACGGGGCGGCCCTCCCCGCCGGCGTCTATCAGCGCATCAGCGGGGTGCCCTACGCGACGACGCACGGCGGCGGCACCGACCTCAAGAGCCGGCGCTTCCAGTTGACGGTCTACTCGGAGCGATACGAGGAGGGCCGGGTGGCCGCAGCGACGGTCGCGGCCGCGCTCAATGGGACCCGTTCCGCGTGGGCGTCCGGTGAGGACGTATCGGCGATGCTCGCCGATGAAGCCGAGGATGTCGACCCCGACCCTCGCGGACTATTCCGGCAGCGGGTCGACGTGATGCTAGGATCGGAGGCAGCATGACCAGACGCAAGGTGCGCGAGACGACGCTGGTACGCCCAAGGCGGGCCCGGACGCCGAAAGCGACCCCGAACACCGCCGTAGAGCCCATCGTGGCTCCTGGGCCGCCCAGCGCGCCCGCAGAGCCTACGGGCGACGCCTCGGAGTTCTACATCCGCGAGTGGCGCGGAGAGTCACTCTACGAGTGTCCAGGCCGGGACTTCCTTGGACGGTCGCATCGGTCTATCATCAAGCACATACGGGCGGTCCACACCGATGACCGGCCAGTCGAGAAGCGGGCACATGACGCGGGTATCATCCTCGCGCGACGATAGGAGGCACCGGCAGTGGCTAGCACCGCCATCGACACCTTCGGGACCACGCTGGCCATGGACGGCGTGGCGATCCCGCAGATCCAGGACATCGACGGGCCCGCCCTGTCGACCGACACCGATGAGATCACCAACCACTCGTCTCCCGGCGGGTTCGAGGAATTCATCGCGACCATCCTCCGGACGGGCGAGGTCACGTTCCCCGTCGTCCACAACCCGGCCCACGCGGCGCATCAGGCCCTCAACACGGCGTGGCGCGCCAAGAGCCTGGAGCCGTTCCTGCTGACCTATCCGGATGGGTCGACGTGGACCCTGAGCGCCTACATCACGGGCTTCGCGGACACCGCTCCGGTCAACGGCCATCTCGCCAAGGCCGTGACGCTTCGTGTCAGTGGCGAGCCTATCTGGGACCCGGCGAGCTAGCGCCCGGCGCCGGGGCCGATCCCCGGCACTGACCCCCACAGGAGGGACATATGACCCCGCGGGCTGACAAACCCGACACGGCCGCCGCGACGGCCACCACCAACGGCCTGACCGACGCCGGCGGCTTCCTCACCCGAGACGCGATCCTCGGGGCCGACGACATCCAGTACGACATCGTGGACGTTCCCGAGTGGGGCGGGCCCGGTGCCCAGGTCCGCGTGCGCTCCCTGACCGCGAGCGAACGAGACGCCTACGATGCCGAGAGCTATCTCTTCGCCGGCAAGGAGGGCGACCAGCGGGCGATGCTCACGGACTTCCGGGTCCGCCGCGTCGCTCGGGCGATCGTCGACCACGAGGGCAATAGCCTGTTCTCGCCGAGGGACATCGCGGAGCTGGGCGGGAAGAACGCACAGGTCGTGGACCGCGTGGATGATGCGGTCGCCAAGCTATCGGGGATGGACACCGAGGCCGTCAAGAGGGCCCTGGAGGCCCTAAAAGACGCCCCGAGCGGAGGTTCTGGCACCGCCTGACCCTCGCGCTCGGCCACAAGAGCATCCATCATGCCCAACTGGCGATCACGGCTCCCGAGTTCACCGAGTGGATGGCCTACGCGGAGCTAGAGCC